CCGCACATTCCACTGTATGTCTCCAAATCATAATCAATGTGATTACCAATTTCGATAACACACGGACACTCATCGGGATCTTTGGGACATTGACCAGGTTTATGAAGATAATACTCGGTTCTTTTGGTTGACACAGCAAAACTAGCTGGATGTTTTTCCTGAACGACAGTCTTTCCATTAATTTCATAAAAACCGGAAAATGTAAGAGTTCCTTCACACAACATATCAATATTTTTAGCACCGATAAACTTTGGAAGAATTTTGGGTCGACTTGGAACCACTGGAGGAAAAGAAACGAGTGCCAAATCAACTGGCGAACCATCTAACTGATATATTTGCGAAATATGACATTTATCAATTGGTACTTGAATTGCAGGAGAAGTAGAATAAGGATTGCGTATAACGAGATGTTCTATCGGATCAGTGTGTGGTGGAGTCAGAACAGTATGCGCCGTAGTAATCATCGTGCGTCCAACAAGGAAAACACCATTGCTCCTACTACACCTTCCAGCCTTGTCAACAGCCTGTATCCACACTGCATTTGCAAGAAGTGTTTTTGTTGTCTGTTCAACTTCCACTTGATCTCGCTGTGCGTACTTTCGTGAGCCGATGTGTACTTCAGTCTTACAATCGATAGCTCCCTGTGCTAGGCGCCGCGCTCTGGGCATTCGTGGGTTATTTTCATACACCTTCTGAGCAAACGAACGAGGTCGGACAGCAGCTGGCTGTGAATCATAAACACGCTGTGCATAATTGGTTGGTCGCGTGAGTCGTGGTTGTGAATCATAAACACGTTGTGCAATAGGTCTGTAACTCAACATATCGTTTGCACATCGGATGCAGTCTTCCGCGTCCGCCGGGTTGTATTTTAATTCACCAATCTGATCACAGTAGGAACAATCGTACCAGCACTTCCCATCAATGACTTCAAGAGCGTCCTGGTGTGTAGTCGCAACGAAATTCTGATCAACAAACTGCAATACCGGGCATTGGTTGCTAACACGTTGGGAGGGGACTTGCAAACGGGATCTTCTAATATCTTCGCGTATATCTTCAAGAGTTTCGCGGGACATACCTTGTGCAAGCAAGTCATTACGAACAGATTTGATTCCCGAACGTTCCAAAAAGTGAGCCAACATGTTACCACGCTTTGGGTACTGCAATATACCACATGTGGTACACCTCTCACACGGAGTATCA